GGAAATCGTTCCCCTGTTAACTTCAGGGCATGGCAAAGAAGTCAACCAACACTGAAATCCAACACCGCGTTAATACTGTTTATCAACTTCTGATCAAGTCGTATTCTCGCTTTTCCATCCTGCAATATGCCGCGGATGAGTGGGATGTCGCTGATCGGCAGGCTGATGAATACATCGCACGCGCTCGTCAGTTGATTCAAGAGGACTCAGAGATTGAGCGGCCCCAGTGGTTAGCTGCTGCAATCGCACGCCTTGTGGAATATGAAAAAAGAGCTGGCAAAGACGATCAATTGCAAACTGCAATCAAGGCTTTAGAGACTCAAGCCAAGCTTTTGCGTTTTGAAATGCACTGATGTCGTTGCTTACAGGACTGACAGAGGACGCCCCGCTCTTAGCATTTGCTACTCCGCCGTCTGCACAAGACACCGACGACATCTTGCAGCGCATTAAAGCTGACTTGCACCCTGGTCAGCTTGCCTTTGTTGAAGACACCGAAACCCAGATTCTGGGCTTGACTGCTGGATATGGCGCAGGCAAAACCGTGGCATTAGCCGCAAAATCAATATCTCTAGCAATCCTGAATCAGGGTTACACGGGCATAGTTATGGAGCCTACTTACCCGATGATAAGAGATATATGGAAGGCAACATTCGACAAATACCTTGAGCAATACGGCATTCCTTTTACATATCGAACAAGCCCGTTGCCCGAGTACGAATTACACCTGAGCAAACCGACCCGTATCCTGTGCCGGTCAATTAAGAATGGGGCCTTCACCGCGGTGGGCGTTAATGCCGCGTGGGCTTGTTTTGATGAGATTGACATCTTGCGCCTGGTCGATGCACAGAGCGCGTTTGAAAAGATCCTGGGCCGCCTACGCGAAGGCAACGTGCGGCAATTCGCTGTAGCCAGCACACCTGAAGGCTTCCGCTGGTTGTTTCAGCAGTTTGGCAAACCAGAGATGCAAGAGCGCAGCGACCGCAGGTTGATTAAGATGAAGACGGCAGACAATCCACATCTGCCCCCAGACTTTATTGAACGGCTGCAGGAGAACTACGACTCCGCAAGCCTTGCCGCTTACCTAAATGGTGAGTTTGTTCTTTTAAACAGCACGCAGGTTTACGACCGATTCGACCGAGCGAAACACGTCATCGCATCGCCTCCGGTCAATCTTGATAATGAACCGCGACATTGGGGCTGTGATTTCAATATTGGCAACTGCAATGCCGTTTGCGGCGTGATTCTGGGCAATCAATTCCTGATCATCGACGAATTAAAAGCTCATGACACAGATGCCATGGCTGCAGAAATCAAGCGAAGATGTGAGCACGTTTCTGCCCCTGTTTATGTCTACCCAGATTCATCTGGAGCAAACCGCCATACGTCGGCCGCAAAAACTGACATTGAGCTGCTCAGGATGGCCGGTCTCTCTGTCATCGCGGGCAACTCAAACCCTCGGATCAGGGATAGGGTTAGTGCTGTACAGGCTTTGTTGGAGAATGGGCGTCAAGAGGTCCGGTTGCAGATCCTTGCCAAATGCGAACGAATGATTGAGTGCTTGGAGCTTCAAAGTTATTCAGAACGCAACCCAGAGGAGCCGGATAAAGAGGCTGGATACGACCATCTCAATGACAGCTTGGGCTACGCAGTTTGGGCTCTGTATAACCCACTTCATAAGCGAGCAGGGCGAGCTACAGGTATTCGTCTCTACTAAGATGTTCCTATCGGGCGGGATTTAACTGTGTATTCAGGCTTTTCTGGTAGTCGTCAACGTGTTGGCAACGTCACGACGGTAGACAGCCCAAACACGGCTTGGGTAAACATGGAGCCCCATTGGGAGTTGTTAGAAGCATTGCAAGGCGGAACGTTTGCAATAAGAAAAGGCCATAGAAAATATCTTCCGCAGGAGCCCAGAGAGCAAGATTCCAGCTACGATGTCAGGCTCCAGCGGTCCGTCTGCTCCCCTTTCCTGACTCGAATCGAACTGATGTTGGCGGGCATGTTGACCCGTAAGCCTGTCAGGCTTGACGATGTAACTGATCAAATCCGCGAGCAACTATTCGACGTTGACTTGCAAGGCAATGACCTTCAATCTTGGCTTTTTTCTACGTCAAGGATTTGCCTGAGGTACGGCCATGTTGGTGTTCTTGTTGATGCTCCTAAGGCCGGTGAAAACGGAAGACCTTATTGGGCAACTTATGACCCAAGGAGCATTATTGGCTGGCGTTCAGACCTTAAAGATGGCAAACAAGAACTGACGCAGCTTCGTCTTTCTGAAAAGATTCTTGTGCCCGATGGCTTATACGGAGAAAAGCAAATCGAGCAAGTGCGTGTATTGACTCCTGGCGCATTTGAGATCTTCCAAAAAGATAAAAAGGGTGATTTCCGTGTTGTGGATGAAGGCACAACAAGCTTGAGCGAAATCCCGTTCAGCGTTGCCTATTCCAACCGCATTGGATTGTTGGAGTCATTCCCACCGCTGGCTGATATTGCTGAGCTAAATCTGCAGCATTATCAGGTTCAATCTGATCTTTCGAACCAACTGCATCTGAGTGCTGTTCCATTATTAGCCCTATTTGGATTCCCGCAGTCTGCTGAAGAGATCAGCGCAGGCCCTGGGGAAGCTTTTGCCCTCCCGACAGATTCACGCGCCGAATATATCGAGCCCGCTGGCAACAGCTACGACGCGCAGTTCCGCAGGCTTGCACAAATCGAAGCACAGATCAACGAACTTGGTCTTGCTGCTGTGATGGGGGCAAAGCTTGTGGGTGAGACGGCTGAGGCCAAGCGCATAGATCGCAGTCAAGGCGATGCCACGATGATGGTGGTGGCACAGCAGATGCAGGACATGATCGACAACTGCCTGCGGTTTCACGCTGATTACTTGCAGGAGTCACAAGCGGGCAGCAGCCTTGTCAATCGTGACTTTATGGGCGCAAGACTTGAGCCACAAGAGATTCAAGCGTTGTTGCAGCTTTACACCGCTGGCACGGTGACGCAGGAAACGTTGTTATTGCAGCTAGAAGCGGGCGAAGTGCTTGGTGATGATTTTGATGTAGAAGCCGAACTGGAAGCAACGCAGGCTGGTGGATTACTTGAAACACCGCAGCCAGTCCCTGAGCAGGAAGTCACAATGCCTGAAGGAGAACCGGAGGTAACCGATGGGGTGGCTTGATGATTTGCGCAAACCAAAGGCAGAACAACCATCAAGTCGGGATTTCTTTTATTCGCATGACAGGCTTGCCAATCAGAATTTTGCAGTTATCCGACTGACGTGGTATTTGGACGGCAAGGTTTGCGCCGTAACCGAAAGCAGTATTGCGACTTATGACAAAGATGTGGTGGCGGAATTTACGTCAATCCTTGATAACGCTTTAAAGCTTGGCGCTGATGCCGCTGTTGTTTGCATCGAAGAACCTCAAGCCCTTGGCATTTATGAAAAATGAGTACACCTGCCGAGCTTTACCGCAATGCCATCGACCTCAACCGCTATAGCAACAGTGTTGCCAAGCGGATCATCGTTTCATACAACGATTTACTTGTGGATACTGCTCAGCGCCTTGCTGGGCTTGATGCTGTTTCTGCGCCTGCAAAAGCTGCACGGTTAAGGGCCACTCTGGGCCAATTAAAAACATCTCTCAACGAGTGGGCGTCAAACAGCACGGCTCTGTCAGTAAGAGAGCTGGAAGAATTAGCAGGTGTTCAAGCTGGGTTTGTTGAGGAACAGCTAAGGGAAGCAATACCGCTTGAATTTCGCAATCAAGTCCGATCGGTTGAGATTAGCCCGCGTTTTGCTGAGGCTGTAGCAACAGCAGATCCAACACAACAGGGGATCGTCTCACTTAGCGATGACTTAGAGGCTGCCGTAAAAGGGGCCAAAGATGTGGTCAGGGTCACGGTTGCTGATGGGGTGACGATGACGCTGCCTAACGGTCAGGTCTTAAAGAACTCGTTTGCAAACATGGCCCAAAAGGAGGCCGCGTTTTTTGGCCAAGCAGTTCGCAATGGGTTTTTAACGGGTGAGTCAACAGACTCAATTATTAGAAGGCTCAAGGGTCGTTTAACTGAGGGAGATGCTGGGCCTATTTCGCAGATCCTTCGCGCTGGTGGTGAGTCAACTGTTCGTGCGAACAATCAGATCCGCACGTTGGTTCGCACCAGTGTGAATCAAGTGGCCAACGCGGCGAGCATGAAAGCTTATGAGGCCAACCAAGACATCACGACAAAGTATCGATACACAGCAACTCTGGACAGCAGGACTTCCCCTGTCTGTAGAGCCTTGGATGGTACGGAGCACCCTTACGGCAAAGGCCCAATCCCTCCGCAGCATTTTAATTGCAGATCAACCACAGTTCCAATTGTTGATTATGAAAAGCTTGGTTTTGATCCACCGCCACCAAGCAAATTAGGCAGGCCAGGTGGGGACAAGAACATTCCAGATGGCGAAAATTATGGCCCATGGCTGAAACGTCAGCCGAAGGCTGTGCAGGAAAAAGTGCTTGGCGATAAAGGCCAAGTCGGTTACTTCAATGCGTTGTCGCGCAAGTACGGCCCTGATGGAGCGATCCGGCGTTTTGTGCGTGAAGACGGATCAGA